GCGATTTATGATATTTCAATGAACATGATTAAAAAGCATAAGCGCAACGTCACGGAAGAAGAAATAAACACCGCAGCCATTAACAGAGTAGCTAGGGTATGTCAGTAATGTTAAGAATAAAACTTGATACCAAAGGAGCGGGAATGCAAAGATTAAACAAAGCTGGAATGTATCCTTTAACAATAGAAAATGTAAAGTTTCATAATAAAGGATTAACTCTACATTTAAGAGGTGCTTACGATTTCGGAGAATTTTATCTGAAATATAAATCAAACTTTGATGTGGCAGTAATAAACCAACTTTTTTCAGCGATAGGATGCAAATTATCGTTAGAAGAAAGTGATAATGTGGAAAGATTGATCGGGAAATCCGCAGATTTCTTAATTAGTCGCGTTGATGTTGATAAGTGCAATGGCGTTAATGTTTTTACGATGAAAATTATTTCTGTAATGCCTTCGCCAGAAAATTTTAAGCAATCAAACAAGTATTTTAGAGATGTTATAAAAACGATAACAAATAGGAATTCGGTTTTGATATTTGGTTAGAACAGACAAATAACCCGCAACGCTTAGAATATCGTAAGATATGCTGGACTAGATGATACTGGTCGATGCGCACCATGCGGGTATCTAAACACAAGGCATATTGATATGTTATTTTACGGCAGAATGATACGACAATGGCAGCAAAACCCATAAATCAAGAAATATCCGAAGCCGTTGTTGTTGACTGGCGCATAGGTAAGCTATCAATAAGAGAGATAGCATCAAAGTATGGAATAAGCAAAAGCGCAGTAGGCAATATATGCAAGGGAATAGATCGAGATGCTGCGGCGATTGTGGACACTGGTTTCCAGTACAGGCGCGGCTTACAGGCTTATGATGGACGCATGGTGGACGCAATAGAAGATGCTGTCCACGATAGAGTTAGATTTGAAACTCAATCAAATGCGCGTATGGAATTGGCAGCGCAAAAAGCCATGGATTTGTTGGACGGCGTAGATAACCCATCGGCAGTTGGAGCTGTAATGAATGTTCTGAAAACGCACAGAGAAGCAAGGCTCGGAAAATCCCCACATACCGCTAGCCAGATAAACAACAACCCACCACAAGTCAAACCAATAAATGACTTCTACAGCAACGCTTAACCCGAACCTGCGCACGTTCTGGACTACTCCAGCACGTAACCGCGTACTATACGGCGGGCGAGACAGCTCAAAGACTTGGGATGCAGCGGGATTTGCTATATTTCTTGCACAGGCTTACAAAATCCGATTTATGGCTACTCGTCAGTTTCAGAACCGCATAGCTGATAGTGTCTATACTGTTTTGTGCCACCAGATAGAACGGTTCGGGGTTTCGCATCTGTTCGAGATAACGAATACGTCTATTTATTGTCCGTCCACTGGTAGCGATTTTATCTTCTACGGGCGGTCACGCAACATCTCAGACATTAAGGGCGTGGAGGGTGTAGATATACACTGGGCAGAAGAATGCGAGCTAATGACTGATGAGGAATGGTCAATTATAGACCCCACGCTACGCAAGGAGGGGTCACAGCACTGGCTAATATTTAACCCCAGATTATCGGCCGATTTTGTTTATCAGCGGTTTATCGTCAATCCGCCTGCTGATACAATCGTCCGCAAAATAAACTACGACGAAAACCCTTTTTTGTCTAACACTTCACGTAAGCGCATCGAAGCGATGAAGATAGATGATTATGATAGTTATGAGCATTACTATTTAGGCGTGCCGTGGACAGACGACGATAGGGTAATCATTAAATTATCGTGGATAGAAGCGGCGATTGATGCGCATATAAAATTGAACTTCACGCACGAGGGTAGGAAGATAATCGGATTTGACGTGGCGGATGATGGTGCTGATAAGTGTGCTAACGTGTACGCTCATGGGTCAGTCGCGTTATGGTGTGAGGAATGGAAAGGCGGCGAGGATGAGTTGCTTAAATCATGCTCACGAACCTACGCAAACGCACAAGAGCGCTGCGCTGAGATAGGTTACGACTGTATAGGTGTTGGAGCATCCGCTGGTGGTAAATTTGACGAGCTGAATCTAACAAACAGCAGTCTGATTAAATATCACAAGTTTAATGCAGGGGATTCAGTGCATGAGCCTGAAAAACCGTATAAATCAGACAGTATGGCGAAGATAAAGAATAAGGCTTTTTTCAGCAACTTGAAAGCACAGTCCTGGTGGTTGATCGCGGATAGATTCAGAAATACTTATGACGCTATCCACAACGGCACACAATACAACGCAGACGAACTAATCAGTATAGCCAGCGACATGCCAATGATTGAGAAGCTAAAGACGGAACTATCAACACCAAGGCGAGATTTTGACGCAAATGGACGGGTTAAGGTAGAATCAAAAAAAGACCTTGCAAAGCGCGACGTAGCAAGCCCAAATATCGCGGACGCATTCGTCATTGCATTTGCACCCACAAAGTCAACACGTAGCTGGTTCGGATAAAGGAAAATCATGTTAAAGTTTTGGAAGAAAGAGATAGAGCCTGCACCATTACCCAAGCATAAAAAGAGCTTTTGGGGAACACACGCATTTGACCACGGCGAATCATTTGCAAGCCCGCGTGATATAGTCAATCAGATCGTATCTGGCTTGCCGTCTGGAACGATGGACGATTCAAGCAACGGCGCACCATCATTAAAGATTGTGCAGGACAATTCCAGCGCATTGAATGACGTGCTGATGATGTGGTACGCTTCTCAAGGATTTATCGGGCATCAACTTTGCGGGATATTGTCGCAGAATTGGCTAATTAACAAAGCGTGTGCAATGCCAGCGCGTGACGCAATCCGAAACGGCTACTCAGTCGCATCCATTGACGGTGACGATATGCCAGAAAATGCGACGAAGATAATCAACTATTATGACCGAAAGTTTCTACTAAATAAACACTTGGAAGATTTTGTCTATAAAGGTCGTATATTCGGCATTAGAATTGCATTATTCAAGGTTGAAAGCACCGACCCAGATTACTATGAAAAACCGTTTAATCTGGACGGGATAACGCCGAATAGTTACAAAGGAATCGTACAAGTTGACCCGTACTGGTGCGCACCTATGCTTGATGGATTATCAGCGGCTCAACCTGACAGCCTGCATTTTTACGAGCCGACGTGGTGGATAATTAACGGCGTTAAGCACCATCGTTCACATCTAATCATATTCCGCAATTCTGAGTTAGTAGATTTACTCAAGCCGTCGTATTTGTATGGCGGCATACCCGTGCCTCAGCAAATCATGGAGCGGGTTTACGCTGCTGAACGAGTGGCCAACGAAGCGCCACAACTAGCCCAGACCAAGCGTACTACTGTGTGGATGACCGACATGGAAAAGTTTGTTAGTGCTGGCGACAAGGCAATATCAAGCCTGAATGATTGGTCATACTATCGCGATAATTACTCACTCAAAATAGGTGACAAAGAAAGCGACGAGTTTAATCAATTCGACACGACACTTGCAGATTTGGACAGCGTTATCATGACGCAATATCAGATTGTTGCAGCGGCTGCAAATGTGCCAGCGACTAAGCTATTGGGTACAACGCCTAAAGGCTTCAACTCAACGGGCGAGTATGAAGAAGCCAGCTATCACGAGGAGCTTAAAAGCATACAAGCAAATCACATGACCGCGCTGGCTGAGCGACATCATGAACTGGTAATGAAATCCTACATTGCACCTAAATTCGGTTATATCCAAACAGCGGTAACATGGAAGCCGCTAGACACGCCTACAGCACTGGAGTTAGCACAAACCAATCTAGCCAAGGCACAAGTGGGCGCTGCACTAATCGCATCTGGTGCAATCAGTAGCGAGGACGAACGCGCAAGGGTGGCCAAGGACAAAGAATCAGGCTACAACGAACTGGGCGAGGATGATGTTCCAGCGGGTGAAGAATCAATGGATGAGGACTTCAAAGAATCAGATCATCCACGCGCTGATAACGGGCAGTTCGGCAGTGGCGGTTTGTCTGGTGCAGCAGGAATAAAAGCAAGAGCCGAGGAGAGGGCAAAGCAAAGAGCGCTACAAAAAGGAACTGTAGAGAATAAAGAATCAAAAAATGAAACGCAAAGCCAAAAAATAGAGATAGGGGAAAAGTCAATCAAACAAGTGGAAAATGAAAACAAATCAACCTATCCAAAAGTTCCAGTAAGAAATGTATTTTTTCACGATGTTGGTGAAGTTGATTTGAATGTAAAAATAAACGCAGATAAATCTTTTGAAAATGGCGGAGCTGATGTTGAAAATGTGAATGTTAAAGATTTGATACCAACTCAACGCAATGTAACGATACCAAACATTAAGGATGTTGCTGGCGTTAAAGATTTTCCTGATGTAATAAAATACAAGGGGAAATATTACATAATAGACGGGCATCATAGAACGGCTAGGGATATTTTGGACGGGGAAGCCTCAATCAAAGTTAATGTATATAACGCTGATAAATGAAACCGAACAACATTAAGCGCGGCGGCGTTCTAATACCTTCGGCATCAATCCGAATCAGGTTTGAGCGTGCTATCACGAAGCTGGTCACGAAGCTGGCGCAAGAAATTAAGATCGAAGTCCGTAGCGTGTACGCTGTTGGGATGGACGGCGCTGCGATGGATGCGAGCCTGGCAAGTCAAGCACGAATCAGGCTTAATGCAGTTATGTCCAAGTACGTTCCGCTTTTCGGAAAGTTGGCAAACGAAGAGTCAGCGCGAATGGTAAACGATACGTTTAAGAACGCGACTGTTACTGCGAGATTGTCACTCAAGGAAATAAGCGAGGATTTTACTATCAAGGCGGGTGATATTGACGAGCGCACCCGTGAGATAATGAAAGCGTCAACCCAGCAAGCGGCAAGTTTAATTAAGCTAATACCGCAAAAGTATCTGTCTGACGTGCAGGGGCAGGTAATGCGGTCTATAGTTGGTGGAAATGGACTGCAAGACTTAATCCCCTATCTTAATAAGATGTACGAGGGCAACATAAAGCACGCCCGACTCGTTGCACTAGACCAAACCCGCAAAGCGTACACGGGCATGACTGAAATCAAGATGCGTAATGCTGGAATAACCCATTACGAATGGATACACAGCGGAGGCGGAAGTCACCCACGCCCGTTACATGTTAAACTTAACGGTACAATACAAGAGTATGCGCACCCTCCGTATATTGGAGATATGTACGGCGAGGAGGTTTATGGGAATCCAGGCGAATTACCAAATTGCAGATGCAACGCTAGACCTATCGTAAAATTTACAAAATAATGTTGACACGGTTTATTTTTAATGTATAACGGAAATTGTTCTAACGCAGGGATGCGCCGAATAATACACAATGACAGCAAGTAACGACACTATCAACAATCAAGCGCAGGAGCTAACTAGTTCCTCGCTTTCTGACGTTCTCACGATGGACGAGCGCATCTTTGACACTAATGGATGGTTCGAGGTCAAGAACAACCCACTATCTAAAGTCGGCATATTCTCATATTCAGGCGCACAGATTGGCGCTGAACATACAGACAGGATTTACCGCGTTTACCGCCCAGCCGAAGAATTGTCAACAGCAGAATGTCTAGACTCGTTTAAACTAATCCCTTGGATAGATAACCATGTAATGCTTGGCAATGAGGACGCTGGGCTTACCCCAGCCGAACGCAAAGGAATTCAGGGCGTAATCGGTGAAGATGTTTATTTCCGCAATGACACACTGTACGGAAACATAAAGGTATTTTCAGAGGCGATGAGCACGTTAATCGAATCTGGCAAAAAAGAATTATCATGCGGGTATCGTTGCAAGTATGAATTCGCGCCTGGCACATTTGAGGGCGAGGCATACGACGCAGTTCAGCGCGACATCCGAGGTAATCATCTAGCACTTGTGGACAAAGGACGCATGGGGTCTGATGTGGCGGTCTTAGACCATTTTAGTTTTACAGTTGACGCAAAGGAGTTTCAAATGGAAGAAAAAGAAAACGTGGAGGCCTCGAGCATGACGCTGGAAGAAGCCACGGCAGCACTGGAGCAAATCATGCCAGTAATCACAAAATTACAAGCACTGATTAACGGCCAAGGCGGCGAGGTTGCGGAAGATCCTATCGTTGAGGACGAATCGGAAGAAAAATCCGAAGAAGCCAAAGAAGATGATAAGGAAGAAAAAGCCGAAGCAATGGACGCTGAAATGATTGTGAAATCAGTAGAGTCACGCATTGCAGCTAAATCCAAACTGTACTCCAGCTTATCCGCTCACATTGGCGCGTTTGATAGTGCTGATATGGACTTGGATAAAATGGCAAAATACGGCCTTGGCAAGTTAGGTGTATCCGCACCAAAAACCGCAAACCAAATTCACTTCCTCGAGGCTTACTTGGCTGGCAAGGGCGTGCAATCTGCTAAAACAGCAATGGACGCTAAAGAAAATAAGGGTAACTTTATTACCCGTTACTTAGGAGTATAAATAATGAGTTTCCAATCTGGTGTAAATATCACTCTGGGCTTTGGTGTTCCAGGTGAACTACTTGTGGATGGCCCTATGCGGGCGGATTCACTTATCGTCAACTCAAACGGCGCAACGTCGAACGTAATTGGCTATGCGTTTACAAAATCTGCATCCACCAATATCGCTGTATCTGGTGGTGTAATCGGTACAGGTGCATCGTCATTTACCGCAAGCATCAGCGGAACAACTATGACAGTAACAGCAGTTGCGTCGGGTTCTATTCAAGTCGGGCAAACATTAGCGGGCATCACAACCCCTTGCGCTGTGACTGGTTACTTAACTGGCGCTGGCGGTACTGGTACTTATACCGTAGCAACTTCGCAGACTTTCGCGTCTGGTCCTGCAACTGGTTCAGGCGGAACTAACACAGTGCTGGCTGGCGTTATGGTCAACCCAAAAGACAAGGCTACATCAGGCACAACATCAGGTACATTGACACCGACTCTTGCGGTTGCAGATAACTCGCAGTCTTCATTCTTGACGATGGGCACTATCGTAATCGCAAGCGCAACAGCGGCGGCAATTGGTGACGTGATTGTATATAACGTAATCACTGGCCAGTTGAGCGCAGTTCGCCCAGGCGCAGCTTATGGCAGCACTAACGCACTCTTGCCAAACTCAGTCATTTATCAATATCCAACAACCGCAGCGGGCTTAGTAGCGGCTCGTTTGACTAACTAAGAGAGGTAAAAGCATGAAAACAGTAGAACGTAGTCATATCGACGCACGGCAAGTCGGTTCGGTGCAAATGACCGCTGACGATTGCGCTGATTATTTGGCGCTGGAGTCTTTGGGTATTAACCTGCCACGCAAGCAAGTCGCAGCTATGGCCAAGTACGCCATGGATGCGATGGCGATGGATGATCAACAAGGCGGAATCACAACAGCATCTATCAATACGCCCGTGCAATTCTTGCAAAACTGGTTACCTGGTTTTGTAAAGACAATTACCGCAGCCCGTAAAATCGACGATTTGTGCGGCATCTCAACTACAGGCTCTTGGGAAGATGAAGAAGTCGTCCAAGGTGTTTTAGAACCAATTGGCAACGCAGTTCCATATGGCGATTATAGCAACGTGCCTCTGTCCAGTTTCAACACTAACTTTGAGCGCCGTACTTTAGTGCGCTTTGAAAAAGGTCTGAAAGTTGGCGCATTGGAAGAAGCTCGCACCGCACGCATTCGCATCAACACTGCGGCTGAAAAACGCGGCGCGGCTGCGTTGGCTTTGGAAATCCAGCGTAATGCTGTTGGCTTCTATGGGTACAACTCAGGCGCTAACCGTACATACGGATTTTTGAATGACCCTGCGCTATCCGCTTATGGTTCAGTTCCTGCTGGCGTATCAACATTCACCACATGGAGTAAAAAAACCTTTGGCGAGATTAACGCTGATATTCGTACCGCTGCGGCAGCATTGCAATCTGGTTCGCAAGACACAATCAACCCTGAAGACATGGAAATAACATTGGCCGTTCCAACAAACAGTTACCAGTATCTGTCTGTGACTTCTGATTTTGGTGTCAGCGTGCGAGACTGGATTAGCAAGACATATCCGAAGATGCGTATTGTTTCCGCGCCTCAACTGAACCTTGCAAACGGCGGAGCTAACGTGTTCTACATGTACGCTGAACGTGTGGACGATGGTGCTAGTGATGATAGCCGCGTCTGGATGCAGGTAGTGCCTGCTAAGTTCCAAGCTCTTGGCGTGGAAAAGCAAAGCAAGGCATACATTGAAGATTATGCGAATGCAACTGCTGGTGTAATGCTCAAACGTCCTTACGCAGTAGTT